GCTAACGCTGGTTTGGTTGAAGGCATGAAGGGTTTGTTCAATCCTACAGACACCATCAGCAAGCAGTTTAAAAACGGCATGATGGGCACTGGTGTTCTCGGCTATGACGAGATCAACATGTCTCAGTCTATCAAGCAACACACAACTGGCTCTCGCGTTGCTACTGGCAACTCTGTGACCACTACTGTGTCGTCTGAAGGCGCTGCTAGCATTGCTTTGACAATCGGCAATGGTTTGACAGTTAAACAAGGCGACGTGTTCACTGTTGCTGATTGCTTTGCTGTTAACCCACAGACCCGTGAGTCCACTGGTTCTTTGTTCCAGTTCGTAGCTTTGGCTGATGCAACTGCCTCTGGCACTGCAATCGTTGTGACTGTTGCTCCTATTTACACTTCTGCCAATGCTTTGGCCACCGTGGACAGTTTCCCTGTCGCTGGTAAGGCTGTCGTGTTTGTGGGTGCTGCATCTAGCCAGTACGCTCAGAACTTGGTTTACCACAAAGATGCGATCACGTTCGCCACTGCTGACTTGTTGTTGCCCCAAGGCGTCGACATGGCTGCTCGTGCCGTTCACAATGGTATTTCTTTGCGTGTGGTTCGCCAGTACGATATCAACAACGATCGTATGCCTTGCCGTATTGACGTTTTGTATGGCTTCAGCACAATTCGTCCACAAATGGGCTGCCGCATCTGGGGCTAATTTAAAACCCCTTTGGGGGTTTTAATTCTTAACATCTTTTTTAAGGAAATTATCATGGCATTACCTAATGGCGCAGGCGGTTACCAAGTTGGTGCAGGCAACCGTCAAGAAACTATCATGGGCGCAATGGCCGCCCCTCAAACAGCTACGGCTACTGCAACCCTAACGGCAGCGCAAATTGTTAACCAGATGTTGGTGGCTAACCCCTCCACATCTGCTGCAACATACACGCTACCTTTGGGCACAGCAATCGACGCAGCAGTTCCTAATGCTACTGTTGGCAGCACATTTGACTTGTCAATTGTCAACATTGGCACTAGCTCTGGCGCAGTGACATTGGCTGTTAATACTGGCGTAAGTGACGGCGGCAACGCTTTGGTTGCTATCGCTGTAACAACTAGCCAATTGTTCCGCTTCCGTAAGACCGGCGACGGCACTTACGTTGTGTATCGTTTGGGCTAAATTTAATGGGGGCTTCGGCTCCCATTTTTAAAGGAAACAAATCATGCCAAATACAAAAGCTGTAGGAGTCGCGTATAGCGATCCTGAATTTGAAAGCGTAACCGTTACTGGCGCATCAGCGCTGCAAGCGGTAACCGCTACAACCATAACTGCTACCACCGTAACCGCTACCACCGTAACCGGCACGTCAACTGGCGCTATTCGCCTACCTGTTGCTGCTGTTGCAGCGGCTGGCACTAATCAAGGCACTGCTGCTGCACTAGCTGAAGGTATCAATGTCGTTTCGGCGGCAGACGGTACTAAAGGCGTGATTTTGCCAACAGCGGTAGCTGGTATGGTAATTATCGTTAAAAACACTGCTGCTGGCGCGTTGAATATTTATCCCGCTACTGGCGGGGCAATCAATGCGGTTGCGGCTAACGGTGCATATAGCATAACAAACCTTACCAGTTCGTTGTTGGTAGCGTCTTCTACTACTCAATGGTATTCTGTTCCATTAGTAGCATCCTAACCAAAAGGGGGCTAATCACCCCCTTTCTACTATGAACATTACAATGACTCACCCTGTCCATGGCGCTAAAGTTGCCACAATGGATTTAGAGGCTGAAGAAGATGAAAAAAATGGCTGGATTCGTTATAATCCAGACACGCCTGTTCAGGTGGCTCCCGTAAATACGTTGGAGACAAAGCGCCGCCGTAAACCGGCAGAGGAAGCAACCGAAGGAGTCTGAACATGACGTATACCGCTGGCGATCAAATCAACCGCGCTTTGCGCCTGTTAGGTATATTGGCCGAGGGTGAAACACCATCAGCCGCCATGTCGCAAGATGCTTTGATGGCGTTAAACCAACTAATTGACAGTTGGAACACTGAGCGTTTGTCGGTGTTTTGCACAGAAGATCAGGTCTTTACTTGGCCTGCAAGTCTTATCAGCCGCACACTTGGCCCAACAGGCGACTTTGTAGGCAACCGTCCTGTTTTGCTTGACGATTCCACATATTTCAAAGCGCCTAGTGGCGTGTCGTATGGCATCAAAATGATCAATCAACAGCAGTACAACGGTATTGCTGTTAAGACCGTGACTTCTACGTTTCCACAAGTTATGTGGGTCAACATGACGTTTCCTGATATTGAGATATATCTTTATCCACGGCCAACGCAAAACCTAGAGTTTCACTTTGTATCGGTGCAAGAATTAGACAAGCCCGCCACATTGTCAACTGTGATGTATTACCCCCCAGGCTATCTGCGGGCGTTTACATACAACTTGGCCATGGAGTTTGCCCCTGAGTTTGGCGTTGAGCCAAGCCCACAGGTTCAGCGCATTGCCATGACTTCTAAGCGCGATCTCAAGCGCATCAACAACCCAGATGACGTGATGGCACTGCCTTACGCATTGGTGGCAAACCGCCAGCGCTTCAACATCTACGCCGGTAACTACTGATGCGCACGCCAATTCTTGGCTCTAGCTACGTTACCCGAAGCGTCAATGCTGCGGATAACCGCATGGTTAATTTGTTCCCAGAGGTTATTCCCGAAGGTGGCAAAGAGCCAGGCTTTCTGAACCGCGCCCCAGGTCTAAACTTTCTTCAAACAATTGGCACTGGCCCTATTCGCGGTTTGTGGGTGGCCAAGATTAGCACGTCGGTTTTTTACGTTGTCTCTGGCGTTCAGGTCTACAAACTTAGCAGCACCACAGGCACACCGACGTTGATTGGCACAGTATCTGGCACTGGCCCTGTTTCTATCGCTGACAACGGCACGCAAATCTTTTTTGCCTGCAATGGCCCTAGTTTTATTTACAACATCGACACCAACGTCTTTGGCCCTATTACAGACCCTGACTTTCCAGGCGCTGTAACTGTTGGTTTTTTAGATGGCTACTTTGTGTTTAACGAACCTAATAGCCAGCGCGTATGGGTCACGGCGCTTCTGGATGGGTATGACATCAACGCTCTTGACTTTGCAAGCGCTGAAGGCTCTCCAGACGGCTTGGTGGCCATCAATGTCGATCACCGCGAGGCTTGGTTGTTTGGTTCTGACTCGGTTGAAGTCTGGTACGACGCTGGACTTGCTGATTTCCCCCTGACACGCATCCAAGGCGCGTTTAACGAATTAGGTTGCGCAGCTGCTTTCTCAGTGGCCAAATTAGACAATACTTTGTTTTGGCTTGGCACTGATGCCCGTGGCCAAGGAATTGTCTATAAGGCCAATGGATATAACGGTCAGCGCGTGTCAACCCACGCCGTTGAGTGGCAGATTCAGCAGTATGGCAATATCTCAGATGCCATTGCTTACACCTACCAACAAGACGGCCACGGTTTTTACGTTTTGACATTCCCAAGTGCCAATGCGACGTGGGTTTATGATGCGGCCACTCAGGCTTGGCACGAACGCGCAGGCTGGGACAACGGTAGTTTTACGCGCCACCGATCCAACTGTCAGTGTAATTTTGGTGGCAACATCATTGTTGGCGACTACCAAAACGGCAACATTTACACGCTTGACCTAGACACTTACGCTGATAACGGTCAGATTCAACGCTGGCTACGGTCTTGGCGTGCTTTGCCTACAGGCACAAACAATCTTAAACGTACCGCCCAACATAGTCTGCAACTAGATGCTCAAGCAGGCTTTTTGCTTACGCCTGTCACAGAAGGCGTTTACTTGATTACTGAGGATGGTTTTAGACTAATCACCGAGTCCTATGAAAACCTGATTGACGAGACAACCATATCTGTCAACCCACCGCCACAGTTCATGTTGCGCTGGTCAGATGACGGTGGCCATACGTGGTCAAACGAACATTGGGCACAAGGTGGTGCGGTAGGCGCTTATGGAACTCGTATTTTTTGGCGACGTTTGGGTATGACTTTAAAGCTGAGAGATCGTGTTTATGAGTTATCAGGCACTGATCCTATTCAAATTGCCATTATGGGTGCTGACTTAATTATGAGTCCGACTAATGCCTAATATCACGCAAATCCCGTCAGCGCGGGTTAATTTGATTGACCCCCGCACACAATTGATTTCGCGGGAATGGTATCGGTTTTTCTTTAATTTGTTTCAGTTGACGGGTAACGGCACAAGCGACATTACGTTAGAAGACTTGCAGATTGGCCCAACGCCAGTTGATGCGGCAACCCAAGTTGATGCCTTGCGTACCGAAATTGGTGTGGGGCCACCCACAATCCCGCCTCAGTCTTTTACAAACTATTCAGCCCAGCCAAGTGTCATCGTACTTAGCCCGTCGCCTTACACTTATATTAACAACACTGGCTACCCCGCAGATATAATTGTCAGTGGCGGTGGCGTTTCCCTATTGGAATTTTCACGAAATGGTGCTACATTTTTCAGCACCGGCAGTTTCTATGGGATGTTCACACTTTCACCTTATGACCGGCTGCGGGTAACGTACCAAACGCCGCCACAAATGACTCTTGTACCGAGGTAACAAATGGCCACAGCAACGCTCTCACCCGCACCAAAACTACAGTTTTTTGATGCTAATGGTAATCCCCTAGTAGGCGGGAAACTGTACTCTTA